GCTGAGGACTGGCTCTGCGCGTTATACATCAGGGATAGCTTTTTGTTCACTGGGGACGTTTTCAGCAGGGTTACCGTGATGGTGCCGCTCTTACCGGCGTGTAGGCTGTGCATCACCTCACCATCAGCGCCGACGGTCATGGTGTTTTTCGCCTCGGTCATAGTGACCGTAATACCCTCTTCGGAGTTCGCCGAGCCATAGCCCAGATCGATACTCCCGGTCGGACCGGTAAGGGAGGCCGAGACGTCAATAAAACTGTAAGTGTTTCCCATTTATTCCCCCTTAACGAACCACGTTGATCTGTACGTCGCCATAGTGAATAGCGCCCGCCAGCTTAAGCGCCGCCTGAATCACCGGCGACTTCCGCGCTTCACGGTCAGACTGTGCCTGGTTATCTACTGAATCGGCGTAGACGTAGTAACCCTTGGTCAGCGTGTCACCTGATTCAATCTGACCGATCGGGCCGCCGTTCCACACACCCGGCGCTACCAGACCGTTATTAACCGCCTGGTCAAGCGATGCTTCGACATTGGTCATTAGCCGGGTAACGCCCGCGTCGGTCTGCGGGATTTTGGTAGTCGAGGTGTACAGCAGGTTATAGAGATTGGTCTGAACGTAGTTCTGCAGCCAGTCCAGGCCGTGGCGCTCGTCGAAGAAGTCACCGTTCGCCATCACGCCCTGCTGGATAATCGCCGTATCGTTGGCGTAGTAGACGTAGACGTTACCGTTAATGGAATCAATAGCGGCTGCCTGTGTGGTCGTCAGCGTCTCGTACGTCACACCAGGCTCGGTTTTGAATTTCAGGGTGATCGTGGTGTTGTTGCCGGTGAAGTTCACCGTGAACGCGCGACCAAAGGCCGAGATAGCGGCGTATTTGCTGCTGGAGCTGTACTGCCAGAATGTACGTCCATAACCCGCGGCTTTCAGCTTGTAGCCGATATTGTCGGTATTGCCTGCCACCAGCACGTTCACATCATCAGTGGTAACGGCCAGAATGCGGCTAAGGCTGGATGCCTCGATCGCCGCGGCGACGGAAATCACGTCAGCCTCAACCAGATCGGCGCTGTCGGCAATCGCCAGCCCATACCAGTTGGTATATTGCAGCGAAGCATTAACCGCCTGCAGCAGCGTTTCAACCGCGCCCTCTTCACCTTCCGCCAGCGTCTTCGCCCAGCGTCCGATATAGACCAGCGTCGGTTTTGGTGACTGTGAAAAGAAGATGGTCGCCGCTTCGTATTCCGGAGAGTCAACGCCAAAATCATCGCCGATATCTTCAATGGCCGAATACTGGCGAATGCGCTCGGTCACCGGAATAACAGTAGAGGTTCCCAGAATGAGGAGCGCACCGAAGTTTCGCCCCGTTGCCGCTACCGGTGACATGATGACGTCAACGTTAACGACATTGGAAACAGGTAAGCCCTGTGCCATGTTTTAATCTCCAAAAAATTGCACTGGTGCGTCGACCAGCGATTGAATGCCGTACTGGCGGATGATTTTGCGGCGCAGGTCAACGCTGATATCGTACCGGCGCACCCACTGGTTATTGATGAGTTCGGGGAGGTTGAGGATCCTCCCATGCTGCAGGAAGGTGAGCCCGACCCGGTTCAGCTCGTCATTGTTCTGCGACACCAGCAGACCGTCACGAAAGCGCGTGGCCATCGCCGACCCCTGTGGGCCGTAGAAGCACAGAATCAGGCTCACGGTCTCATGCGACCATTGCTCGGTGTTCTCTTCGCCCTGCAGGTACGCCGGGTTGAAGTCCTCCTGAACACCGGTGATACCGAACGCGCACCAGGTAGTGCCGTTTTTGGGTATTTGCTTTTGCGGGTCGGTCCACCGCGGGTAAACCAGCGCGGCAGCCAGCCCGGTCACACCCCGTATCCAGCGGCTGATTAGCCTTTCCAGATCTTCATCGTAGGGCGGTGAGTCACCGACGGGAGTCAGATAACCCGCCGTTGTGCTGTCGTTACTCAATTGGCGTTCCCCCGTCGAATTCCAGAAGTTCGCAATGTGCCTGGACGAACCCGGCACCGTACGCCGTATACGGATCGACAAACGTCACGCGGTAGTCGCGCCCGCGATATGTCACAATATCGGCATCTAATCCGGGCTGGCCCTGCGTCAGCCTGAACTGAGTCACGATGAGTATGGCGCCGCTGATGTTCTGCCCTGCAGCCATGCGTTTCGCTTCCAGCGAGCGGTCAACGGTTACCACGCCAGTAAACGGGATATCCTGCGGCGTATTGACCGGGAAGTTATCCTCGTCGACCGTCTGCACCTGCCGGTGACAAACCAGCGTCAGATCGACAAAATCCGGGTCCAGAAGAACTTCAGTCACATCGAGAAGCGGCATTATTTTTTCCTCACGACGTAGTTAATCGCACGCAAAAGGAAGCCATGCGCATAGAGAGGTTTGTCGCCAGGTAATCCCTGTGCTCGTCGGCGCTGGAGCGTTTTCTCGGAGAGAGGTGTTAGCCTGTCGCCATCGCCGATAACCGCTTTGGCGGCGTCACGAGCTATCTGCCCGGCACTTTCCAGCTCTAACATCGCAATATCCGGTTTCCCTTCCAGGGCAGCGACAGCAGCTGCTTTAAGGTGCGCTGTAGTGCGAGGTTTTGAGTCCTCAATGCCCATGTCGAGAAATGGCCGCGGGGGCAGAGTGACAGTTTCGCCGTCGATCTCCACCGTTGCGCCAGTTGACTGTAGGTAGCCAATTTCGGCGTTATTCAGTGGGCCACCGTCATCACGCTGCGCTTTGTCCGCCGGAATACCCACCAGCACATCGGTGCCGGATAGCTGCTTCAGCGCATCGAGAACACCGGCATAATTGTCCTCACGAACCGTTAACCCGCTTTTCATTACGGCGTCCCCAGTTGAATTGCTCCGGCACCGAAAATCATCAGATATTCCCAGAGCTCAGAGCCGTGCCGGGAGTTGTTCCAGAAGCCCGCATTCGGGTCCAGCGTCGCGCTGGCATCGTAGCTAACCGAAACCTTATCCACTGATTTTGATGTCTGTACGCCGCTATTTGCACCACCAGATGCACCTACAGCAACGCTACGCATATCAGCGGCGTACAGGTACAGGTAGTGCGCGACATACAGCCCAACAATGTAGGGGAAAATATCCTCACCAAACCGTGATTCGCTAAACAGAACATCAGCGAGATTAATGCGCATCTGAATCATTGGCGTGGGGTACTTTGTTTCGTCAGCGTACTGCGGGAATGCCGCCCTGAACTGCTCAGGCGTCGGTAGACTTTGATTTCTTGCCATTGGTTGCGGTCTCCGGCAACTGCGCTTCCAGTTCGGCAATGCGCGCATCTTTCTCTACGATCTGCGCTTCCAGTTCGGCAATGCGGGGATCATCAACCACCGCCGGCGCTTCGCCATCTGGTGAGCAATGCGCTTTTACAAACCAGTGCTCTGCCACTGCGTCATCAACATCATGGAAGCCTGCAGCGAATGGCGTGATTTTCGCACCGTCGTTGAAATTGAACGCGGTCAGTACATAGATTTTCTTCATCGGTATTCCTTAGAAAAAAGCCCCTGTGAAGGGGCTATGCCTGGATTAAATGCCATCCATGTAGTTCAGGGTTTCCGGGTAAACCGGCTCAACCGCACCCAGCTTGCCGTAATAGGTCACCAGCTGATACAGGCCGCGATACTGGATCGGGACGCTCTGCAGCGGAACCATCGGGAAGCGAACAAACTTCTTATCGTTGGTGTAGGCCACCATGCGATCAGTACCGCCCACACCGCGACCTTTCATCCATTTAACCGGACGAATGTTCAGCGGCTTGCCGTTCTGGTGGTAGGCGATAGTGTTCGTTTCCAGGTAGGTCAGCAGAGACTGGTTACCGGCGCTGGAAACGATGGTGCTAGCAATGAACGAATACTGCTCAGGCGGGATCAGCAAATCTTCCGGCACTTTGGAGTAAGCGGAACGGGCCCATGCATTGCTCAGCACCTGGTTAATGCTGGCGCGGATTTCGTCGGCGGTTGAGGTAGCCCACGTTTTGGTCGCGTTGGTCGGTGTCACCTGTGACAGGTTAAGCAGTCCTTTAGCACCTTTCGCCGAGTCACCGATATAAACCTGCTCATCGGTGTCCATATTCCATTTCAGCTGCATACCATCGTATTTCTGGGTGTCGATGGGGCGACCTACCTGCGCTGCAGCATTAAGCTCAATAATGGTCCAGCCAAGCTCCATACCCCACAATTCGAGCGGGAAGCCTTTCTTCTCGATATCAACATTGATACCGGCAATTGCTGTTGCCAGCGGGCTGATCCAGTTCTTACCGTTGGCATTAGGCGTGCCAGCCGCAGCAAAGGTGGTGTTGGTGAAAGAACTAATTTCGTCAGCGATAGACACGTCTTCACGCAACTGAATATCGCGACTCCACGTCTGCGAGGTCAGCGGCAGATTCAGCGTCTGGTCGAGGCGCTCCAGTTCTCCGATGAGAAAGGCACCAGAACTGTCGACTGTTGCCTGGTCAAATGTCATTGGCATTTGCGATTTCCTTAAATATTAAAGGCCAGTTCAATGTTGCCGTTCGTGTCGCCAGGGCCATTGAAGTAAGCGTTGGTGATCTGCACGGTATTCGTGCTGTCAGCGGCGGCCAGGAATGCACCCAGCGGACTTGATGCTGTCGGTGTAGCCACGCGCATAAAAACAGCCCCGCCAAGCGTTACAGCACTGGCATCAGCACCGAGGTTTACCGTGACATAACCACGCTTCATGCAGTCGCCCGCGAAGTTGTAGCCACTCCCGATCTGGCGCACTTTGTCGGGCTGAGTTGTAGTTGGGTAAGGACGAACATAGATACCCACCACAACAGCAGCCGTATCAGCCGCCTCAATCGGCACAAACTTACCTGCCGAAAACTTACCGGCAAGACCGTACGCGGCGAATGCTTTTGTGCTGTCCAGCGTCTGAGGTTCAACCGTCAGATCCTGCGGACGAGA